AGAAGGGCTGTGTTTGATTGCCAGAGTTACGCCAGACACTAGAGTCGCGTCATCGCCGATAGCAATCTGCCCAGACTGCATCCGCATTTTTATGTCGCCACCGACATAGAGATCCAGGATGCCTGGCCCAGTCTGAGACATCCCCGTATCGGTATCATTCGTGAAGCTGTAGGTAGGCGCGGAACTAGTTCCGTCCGGGCCTCTGAACACCGAATCACTTGTGATGACGCCTTTCGTTGCGTGAGAAGTGGAAGAAAGCTCAAGGTTATTGCTTGCGCTCGTCCCGCCGCGCACCAACGCCCCGGCGTCGCCTTGAAAAGCCAGGCGACTTCCGCTTCCGGTGATAGGTCCTTCATGGCCTACAAGGCCGACTCGAACACCGGGCGCTCCATAAACGCCGACATAGCCGCCGTATCCTGCGCCGAATCCAGCAACGCTAAGGAATGAATTCCCCGCCGTGGTTGGTTGAATCAGAACGCCTTGATCCCCAATGGGGCCGAAGCGAAAATCTCCTGCCGCATAGGTCGCCGCGAAGCCTGTCCCAGAACCGATCAAAGCGCCGGAATGACCGATGCTCCCGCTGACAGTGGTTCCGTTCCCATCGCGGAAAGAAACGTATCCACCATTACCTGCACCGTTTCCTTCGATGAGAGTCGGAGTGTTTCCAGAAGCGAGATTCTTGACGTGCAACCAGAAGGTAGCGGCAGGAGTCGTACCGATCCCAAGCCCCGTAGAGGTAAACCGACCGATCTCCGTAGTCGGATCGGTTTGAAAAATGATATCCCCATCCGTAGCGTGAGAAGTGGCTCGCAGGGTAAGATCATCTCCCGCGCCAGTTCCGCCGATCAAAATTTGTCCAGCCGCGCGGCCCGCAAGAAGCGCATATTGGGTATGGGCATCCTCTGTAGATAGATTCGATAGAAGGTTATGGTCAAGTTCGGTTTCGTCTACGGTTAACGTGTAATTGCCGCCGGGGCCGCCATCCGTAGCGTCGACTCCATTTCCGAGCGCAAAGACACGCTCATCCGTAAGCGTCGCATGAGCGGCGAGAACAAGATATTGAGCACCCGTGGGGGCGCCTCCGCTACCTCCGCCGCCTGATCCTTGAGGACCGCAGATGCAAGCCATGTCTATCCTCTGCCTTGAGGACCGGGAACTTTAACGCTCGCGGTTCCGCCTTGAGGCCCGAATGTCATCGCTGTTTGTAGAACTGAACGAAGAAATATCGGATCGTCGTGCTGTTCTCGAAACGGAAGCTGAATGCGTCATCCGCATTCACTCCCATCTCGAAAGAATAGAATCCAGCAGCAGCCAGATCCGGATCTGTTTCGGCGGCATTCATGGTGAGATTCTGACTGCCGACTCTGAAGTAGAAATCCCCGGCATCCGCGAAAGCGCAAGTGACTCTCACGGTCCCGTCTTCGGAAAGATCGAATGCGCCATCCGCGCCTCCGATGTCGTTCCCCGCGGTATAGGCGGTTCCGGGAGCTACTCTCAAGAGCCGTTTCGAACCGTCAAACGATCCCATTAGAATCTCCTATACGCTCGGATCTGTCCATGTTTCGCCGCCGACGTTGTTGTGCGGGAGATAAAATCCATAGGCCCGCCAGAGCCAGTATTGAATCACCGCCGCATCCACCGCCGTATCGGTCCATGTGAATGTGTCGTGATGATTCCCGATGAATGGATTCGCGCCTCCCACAACGCAATACCATGTCCCATCGAATGGAGTGAATGGCGTGAAAATCACGTCATCGACAAGAAGCGTTCCGGTCGTCCTTCCGGTAAGCTGGATACGAAGTTTCATCGCATCCCCATTTGCGAACACGCGCGGCCAATTCGAGCTTCCAATGGGAATACGAAGAATCTGCCAGCCCGATTGAGCCGCAAGCGTCACGGAAGTCTGGACGTTCCCGAGAGTCAGAATCAGCGTTCCGTCGCAGCTTCCAACGGAACGGTTGTAGGCGATCTGGCAATAATACGGAATCTCCTGCTCAAGACGGATCGAGTTCTCGCTGAACAACTGCTCGACATAACCATTGACGGTGAATTGAAGCGCCCTGGGAGTCGAATCTCCCGGAAAACCCCTGTAAAAATTAACCTCATCGAGAGTGAAAGCGGAAATCAACGATACATCCCACGAAGTCAGATCCGTAAGGGTTCCGATGGTCCCGCCGAAATCTGAAAATGAGGGATTGAGAACGAGGGAATTCCTCGCCGACACGGCTTGAATACGCGCGCTATCTCCGCTTCCGGTGACTTGGAGGAAATCTATTTCCGGGTCTTGCCCGCGAAACTCGAATATTTCTTCATGCTCATCCGCGCCGGTATTCTGGTCGAATACGCAATCCGCTCGTTTTGCCTCTACCGTGACGTTTTCAACAAGTTGAGCGCGGCTGTCCCGCGTCAAGCGATTGATGATTCCATCGCCGATATTCGATCCCGCCGCAGGCGTGCCGAACGTGATTTCGCGAGAATCCACCGAAAGAGTATTATCGGTGAACCGATCGTAGAGACGTCGGAGAATTCCAAGCGGATCTGTTTCTGTGATCGTTCCAACCACTTTCGCATAGTTCCTGAGGAGCGGATCGAGAACGGATTGCAAGGACGCTCTCGAAATGATCGAGTTCAGTCCAGCCCTGAAATTGGAAAGCCCTTGACGCGAAAGGGTGGAAAAATCACCGTCCGTGCTGGCGAAGAACGTGGATTCCCTGGCGATGTAATTCGAGAGTGCGCCGGAGGAGTTGACGTGAAAATACTTACGCGACTCCTCGAATACGGCAATCGCCGCCGAGATTTCCGCTTGTATCTGGGCTTCTGTTTGGGTTGCCATGTCTCATTTCTACTTCGCAATCTCCGCAAGAACCTTGGGATGCCCTCCCGACGTCCTCATGTCGATTCCGAGTCCGACGGAATCCGCGCGCTCGATCCAGACATATTTCGAGATAGGCTCCAAATCGCCGCTTGCGGCCAGACGGCGCGAGGAATTCCGATTCTTCCAACGATCATCCCACACGTCCGCCGTCTTGTTCGCGCGACTTACCCAGCGGAAATGCCGATGCTTCAGATTTTCCATCAACGCTTCGTACTCGTCGTCGAACAAATCAATGAAGTTGCCGGGAAGGGAACTTCCAAGTTTCCCGTTTCCCGTATGATCCCGTTCGACGATCTGGGTACGCTTCTGAAAACAAGCGGCCCCTTCCTTGGGAAGCGTCGGAATCGTAAGAACATCTCTCGGAGCTTCTTCGGTAAGCCCCAAGAAATACTTCACCGGCTTTTCGGATTTCGTCAACTTCTCTTCGATCTTCGCCATTTCGATTCCTCCGATTCCAATTCCATCTAGTTGTTGATCTTAATCGTGGCAAACGGCACTCCGACGCCATAACCGCGGCGGAGCCAGAACCGGATCGACTCCAGCCCGGTCCGCCGCGTGGAATCGGAGTTCTCAAACGTCTCCACGACATCCTGAATCCCTTGACGTTCGATTGAGAACACGGCTTTCGGCTCGGCAGTGTTCAGGAAGATGTACCAATCGTTGTCGGTAATCCTCTGAGTCGATACAAGCCGGACTCGATAACCGCTGTCCATGATGATGTTCGAAATCCCCGCGTTCGAAGTAGCCGTCGAAGCGGCCAAGGCAACCGTCTTCTGCTCGAAAGCCGTTCGGAACACTTCCTCGTTGACTGCGCCGTAATAGATCGTCGCGCCGCCGTCGAGAGTGGAATTGTCCCAGAGCGGTTGGCCTTCAGTGTCCTGAAATCTCCTGAACTGGCTCATGGCATCGAAGAAGTCGCCTCGAATGTCAGAAGCCGCCGCGATGCCGGCACCCGTCAGAAGGTTTCCGTTCGAGATCCCGAATCGCGTTCCCGTCCCGTCCGTGGTCGCGTAGAGCGCTTGGCCGTCAGGAGCGGTGGGAACCGTGGAAAGCAGATTGTTGTCCGTCGCGCCTTGAACGATCTGGAAGAACACGCGTTCATCCAGAAGCGCGGCGGATTGACCGAGTTGGCGAGCCTGATTCTGCAAGCTCTTCGTCTGGTCGTCCTGGCGGGACGTGAAACGCCACGTGATCGACTCCGCCCATTCAAGAACCGAAGCGGTGAACGACACGCCGCGGAACGGCTTGTCGCTCATGTTCTCCCCGAGACGCCACCGCTTGATATGCGGCGCGGACTCCCAGTAGAAGAACGTTTCGGTTTCACGTTCCGCAGGAATGCCGCTCTTCATGACGGCGGAGATTCCCTCTCGGACTCCATCGTACCTGCGGTTGTAGGTGTTCAGGAATTCGGTGCGCAGTCCAGCCGCAAAACTTGCGCCTGCGAGTACGGGAGTACCGGACATTTTCTTTCTCCTTCTTTACGCGGTTATGCGTCTTCCTGCGCCCGATACGACATGGGCGTGTGAAGCTCAACGTCACAAGTAGTCCCGGAATACCACCGCACGACGCGTCCGATGGCTCCGCGATTCGACGTCGCCGTCAGGGTGAACGTGTTCTCGTCGGTCGCGTAGACGAGTTCCCCGACGCTGCCCTGAGCGGCAACGCCCGTCACGCTCACCTGCTCGAGAATCAATCCGCTTTCGTCCACCGGACATTCGACGGTCCCGGCGGAGATTCCCGTCACGCTGTTGTTCTCTGGAATCGCCACGCCAATGAAATCCAGAAGGTTGGAGTTTTCGTCCAGGTTCTGGATTCGCCCCGTGTTCCTGTCGAGGCCCACGATGGCACCGTAATAAATCTGCTCGCTCGTTTCGACGGGATAACTGTTCCGCTTGATCCCGCCGCCGCGAGTGATGTACCTCTGGGCTCTGGAAAGCGCCATTTCAACCTCCTATTTCTTTGCGAAGTCTTGACGGTAATTCGTCTCAAGCCAATCTTCGAGAGTGATGTCCGACCCGCTGGCCTCGATGTAAGCCGCATGAGCCATCGTCTGCTTCTTCGCCCATGCCAAGTGCTCCGGTCCTTGATGCTTTGCGGCGAACTTCTCGATGGTTTCCTTTCCCTCTCCTGAAACGAGCGCGTGATCCAACGACTCGTCGTCGCTCGGAGGGTCCATGATCGCATGAGCCTTGAAAGCGGCTACGAAATCGGAAAGGAGCTCGTCGCCGGCGGCTGCGAATTTCTCGATCTTCTTTCTGGTGTCGGCGTCGATGTTGTACCGCTCAAGATCCTTTTCCGCCTTCGCAACGAGAGCGGAAACCTTCTCGCGCTTCTCGCGCTCCGTGTCCTTCGCCTTGAGCGCGGCGATCTCGCCTTCCAGCTTCGCCATGTTTTTCGATTCGTCGGCCATGTTCTCGCCCCCTTTTTCCTTGTTCTTCATCCCGACCGGAGCAATGACATCCTCTGAAGGAGTCGCGGGCTGTTGCTGACCGTTACCGATGCCCATGAGCTTCGCCATCTGCTGAAGAAGAGCGAGCATCTGGCCGAGCATCATTTCGGATTTGTCAGGTTGCGCAGGCTGCTCGGGCGCCGGAGGAGCTTCGTCCTGCATCCCCTCTTTCTTCTCTTCCTCTTCTTCTTTCTTTTCTTCCTGGAACTTTTCGGTTTTTGCCATTTTGTTCTCCGCGTCGAACCTGAAAAGAATCGCCATCGAGCTTTCGTGAGCTTTCCAGTAAAGAGCCGGACTGATGTCGCTGAAAATGCTCGCCTCTTTCTTCACTTTCTTCCCGATGGTAAGAAGCGCGAGCCTGAAAAACGGGACTTCATCGGGAAGAAGCGCAAGAGAGTCGATCTCAGGATGTTCCCAATCGTGAATCTCGACGCTTCGATAGGGAAGAAAGCCTTTTTCCACGCGCGAGAAGATTTCAGACGGCATCTTCACGATGTTGGCGAATGTGGCGCTTACCTTTTTCCCTTGATAGACGATTTCCTTGACGCCTGTAAGCTCGAGATAGCCGGCGAAAGAGGTATCTTTCCCCTCTTCATGGTGATGAACATGAACCGGGGGAAGGTATCCTTCAGCTTTCCGTTTTCTGTTCTGCTCAACCGCTTTCAGCATCCATGCCTTGTCGATGGATTTTTTGTTTCTGCGATCCCCTGCGGGAATTTCAGAGAAGATGGGAACCTCAAGAACATCGAAAGTCCCATCTCCATTGTCCACGGCGGTATAGTTACCGCCGATCTTTTTCTCCCCCTTCTCCCCATCGTCAGCCTTCTGATTTTTTCTCGATTTTCCAGGAGCGCAAGCGCTGATGGCGATGGCGACAGCTTGATCCTGAGGTTTTCCCTCATCCATCACTTTCCTGATCTTCGCCGAAATGCAGGACTGCTCGGAAGGGGTAAAATCCTGAAGGTTGATCTTGTTCTCCGCGAAAAGCTTCGCCATCTCTTCGCCGGAAAGTTGCGCGACGACTGCGGTTGCCATCTCGCGTATTTATAGGATAAACGCGGGATAAAACAAGATGGAATCGGAAGCTTACGTCTTTTGATGTCTTTTGACGTCATTCTGATCGAGACTTACCTTTCCGTCCATGAGCCGTTCGATCAGAACCTTAACCGTCCCGTTTTTCGTCTGCGCTCGTTCTTTGATGTAATCGTTGAACTTGTGGTAAAGATCGTTGGGAAGCCTGATTGTCATCGGGATGTACTCGCTGTTCATCATGCGTTTCCCCTTCACGTTACCCGTAAACTCTCCTGTCCGTTCTTCCCGTTTTCTTGAATCCAGGATCCGGCCCACCTGCCGAAAAATTCGATGGATAAGACGGCGTGACTCTTCCGAATCGGATCAATCCTCGATCTTGGAGCTCGAAACGATCCACCAAGCGAAGATCGCATCGGCAGTTAAATCCGTTTGGGGGTGCATACAAATCCCAAAGCGGATCGTCTTGAGCAGCGGTAAGGCCGTTCAAGGCCGCATGATTGCCCCGCGTGTCCGCATCCATGACGGCATCGTATTCGAATGCTCCGATCACTTCTCGGATGTCGGGATCGAAC